GCTTCAGATTTCCAGGCGAGTTGAACGCCTGATACGCAGCCTGTCCCGTGCATGTGATCGGCGTAAAGAGGTCTAGCGGCCCAACGTCGGCCTTGTAGACCCGCCCATTGTTGGCGCCGAAGTAGAGGTTGTTGTTGTAGATCGCCCAGCAGTTGGCGTTGTGGCTGTCGAATTCACACCATGCGCCCGTCACCGTGTTCATGACGTATTGCTTGGCGGCGGCGTTCTCGGATGTTGGAATGTTGACAACGAGGCGCGTGCCCTGCGGATAGACGATGGGCTGCCAGCCGAAGTTAGATCCGTAGCTAAAGGCCGCTTGGTTGAAGCTGTTGGCAATGAGGGCCGAAAGGGACTGGAATTTGATCTGCGCTTGGTCAACGCCGCCCAATACCTTGCTCATGGGGATCACGCCATCTAACGTGAGAATGAGCAAGTCGGCGCCGAGCTTGGTAAAGCATCGCCGTCCCAGAGGCGTTCCCACATTGAAAACGCCCACGAGATCCCAGGTCGTGGCGCTAGATGGATCGGTTCCTTGATAGACGGACAACTGTCCCTGACTCGATATAAAGATCGTAAAGTCGTCAGCGCCGGCGCCACCGTCACGCGTCCAGTTTGCCGTGGCTACCAGATACCCGCCACGATCAAACGTCGCACCGACATCAAACTGAGTAGCGGCCCCAGCAATTGCATCAGTTGGCAGATACCAAGCGGAGGTCGTGCCAGACTGGACGAACCAAAGACGATGCTTGTGCAGGTTTACGTTGATAAAGTTGGCTGAACTCGCGCCGGTTATGCTGGGCGTGCTCCAGACGGAGCCATTGTAATTCCGGACGCTATCAGCGCCATTGCAGATGACGAGGAACGCGCCGGCCGCCGTCGTCATGTTCGTGTATTGCCAACGGGCATTGCTTAGCCCGGTCACGGCAGACGTAGCAACGGCGTTGCTGCTCACATCGTAGATGGCCGTAGAGGCCGCCGCAAACATCTTCTGCGAGCTCGGCCCGTTCCAGACCATCAGGCTCTCGACCGAGGTCGAGGACGTGCCGACTTCCCAGGCCCAATTGTCAAAGCCGTTTCTTGCTTCCCCATATCCTGGCTGGGGAAACCAGTTCTTGAGCTGGACGGCGCGCTGCGGGTCCATGATCGCAAGCGCCGAGGTCGTGTCCCATCCCTGCACAGGGAACGGAACCGGCGCCGGCTGCGAAACAGCTTGCCGCGTTGTGTTTGGTATCAGCGCCTGGAGCATTAGGACCAGTTGCCCACCGATTGCACTGTATTAGTTCCAACTGGATAGCAGAGGAAGAAGCTATTGACGCCAACGACAGCAGCGGCTGCGTTCGTCAGTGCGACTGATGGAATGATGGTTCCAGCTGAACTGACTCGGAAGATACCCCAGATATCCACAACGCACCCCGTGTTGACTGCAGCGCCCACGATGTCCCCAGAGGAGGCATTAGTCGCTGTAAAGCACCCGGATTGTGATCCGGCGGTTCCGGGCGCTGACGTATCCACGCCAACCGAGTGAAAGGCGGCAGACGTAAAGCTCGCGGTCCCCGCACCAAGCACGTCGAACTTCATATTGCCGCTCGTTGCGGACATGCTCGATAGGTTCAGCTGGCAGTGGAAGAAGTAGGTTGTTGAGCCGAGAACCGTCAGCGTACCATTAGACGGCGTGTTGAAGACGGCCTGTGTGTTGGTGTTGTTTCCGAGCGTATAAGTGGCAGTCAGAGAAATGAATTGCATACACGGCAAGACACCACGCTGACTTGCCGCAAAGTCATAGTAAGGGACTTTTCCGTCATATTCCATCGCCCCTGCAGTTGGGGTCGTAAGATTGGTTCCCGATTGAAACTGCAACGGCGCAACACTTGTTGTACCAGCGACCAGCGTCTGAGTTCCGGTGAATGTGTTGGCTCCAAGGATGGCCAGAGTTCCGGACGCTGGCAGGGTTAGGCTTGTGGTTCCGCTTACCGTCAACGTTGTCGCGAAGTTGCCGGATATTGTTAGGGTGCTGGCTGCATTGTTGGCGATTCCTGTTCCGCCGGACGCCGGCCCAAGCACGCTTCCGCCACTGAGAACCAGCGAAGAATCCTTGAGCAATCGGCCCGTGGTTCCGTCCCAAACGGCAATGGCGTTGTTGGTGCTGCTCCCGCCGCTTGGCCCCACCACCAGCGTATCAAGGAAGGTGTTTAAGCTCTTGGGGTTGCTGGCGTCCCCATTGGGGTAATGGGTGTAGTTGTTGCTCCGGTTCTGAAGATGTTGCTTGGAGCCCATTAGCTGATAGACCAGGAACCATCAGGGAACGTGGGCATGCGTGGACGGCGATAGTCGTAGGCGCGGCCCATGTTGACGGTACGCTTGCCGCCGTCTCGAGAGGTCGCGAGCATCACGTGCAGCTCATACGTGCGGAAGGCCTCGCTATAGTCCATTCCCTTGGCCTTGAGGAACCGCCAGCAAACGCCGTCCGTGATCAGTTCTTCGTCCAGCAGAGAAACGTTGTCGTCGGCCGTCCAGGTTGTAAGGCTGCCAGATGAACCGGCTGCGGTGCGTATCCTGTAGGTTGATACGTACTCAAACCCATAGGTCTGGCCAGCCGCAGGGACTGGCGTAAGCAAGAGCGAATTGCCCCTGATGCGGAAAGCGTCCCAGACGAGGGTTATTGTCATCGCTTGGAAGCGCTGCCATTCCACGGGATCAAGAGGACCTTCAACCCTTCTGTGCGCAGTGCGGTTGTGCATCGTCTCGTTTATGTACCGATCGAAATCGGCAGGAATAACTGACGTTTGTTCTTCCTGCGCGATTGAAACAAACGTGGTTTCCTTTACAATGGCTTGCCAAGGATGCCGCCGCGCAAGTTCCGTTACCTCCTCCTGGGCCAAGCCCTGGAGTTGGCGCACTTGCTGGTCGGTTGAGCCTATGACCGACGAGGGACGAACGATCCCCATTCGGTCACAGGCAGCTTGGACGAGAGTTAGGAGGCTCACGGTGGCTGGAACCCCGCGCGAACGCGCACAGAAGATTGCGGACGATTTCTACGCTAAGATTGAGCAATACGCCCCGCCCTGCGTTCAGGACGAAGACAGGACTTGGCTGGTCGACCGGATCGAGGCTGCAATTAAGGAAGCGCCAGGCCAGCTAACTAACGAAGAGCTAGCTAGGTGGCAGCACATCAACACTAACTGTTAAGCTGCCGCCTCTGCCTTAGCCGGACGTCCGCGCTTCCTAGCTACTGCCGGAACCGCCTCGTCTAGCTCTTTCTCGGCATCTCTTGCGCGCTTGTCGGAGTCAGCTTGAGCCCTGCGAAGCTCCTCAAGCTGCTTCCTCAGCTCATCAAGTTGGGCTTTGCTCTCATCGAGATCGCGCACGGCGATCGCCACGTCCTTGGTCTCGAGGTATTTCCTGGCGCGCTCGCGATAACGAACCATGTTCGGGTTCGGCACTCGGTTTAGGACGTCATCCTTGGCAATCGACAGGTCCTCGACCGTGTAGATACGGAACGGCTTCAAGGCCTCCACGACATCGCGGGTCACAGCCGGCCAGATCGATAGCGGCATCCCGTTGGTGATGGCGTCGGCCTCGCCGCCAGCCTTCCAATTATCATAGAAGGGTTTGATGGCCCGCCACTTCGCGGCGTACTCGTCGTCAGGCTCCGTTGCCTTCTTGGCGGCGCGCTCGATCTTATGGATTGGCTCGACAACCGTTGCCGGGATGGTTACGCCCTTCTTGGCCCAGGTCACATATTCCCTGGCGATGAGCTTGGTCGGATCGTTCGGGTCGGGCAGATATCGAAGGAAGAACGCGATAGGCTGGATGGACGCCGTAGCCTCCTTGCCGCCTTCCATCGGGATCATCTGCATTGGCATAGGTGCGCCGCCGCCTACCATGGCATTCATAGAGATTTCTCCGCTCGTTTACGTGCTAGTCGCTCAGTCAAAGTAAGCTTTGGCGGCTCCGGTTCGTACGTGACCGCGCCGCCAGATCTCCAAGCCAGTTGCGCCCATCGGGCTGCTTCGTGTGGCTTTGGATCTCGCGTGAAGTAGATGAGGCGCGCGTCTTTGGGTGGTCCGGCCTCACACTTGTGGAACTTGTACTGGTAGAAGCCGCCGAACTGTCGCTGGAGGCGTAATGCCCTGGACTGCGTTATCTTGTCGATCCACTCATCGTCGCCGTTCCCCAGGATCGGCTGGGCGGCTTTTAGCCATTCCGTCCATATGAAGTCGCATTCGCCCGCCTGCCACGCCATGACCCCCGACGAAAAGATTCGATTACGGCGAGCACAACCGAGACCAGCAAAAGCGCCAGCATAGTTCGCAAGATCGTCAAGGTTGGCAAGCAGCAGGCTATCAAGATCGAGATATAGAACCCGGCCACGGAAAACGCCTGGGCAAAACAGAAAAAGCTTACACCACCACCCGAAGGCGTTGGGCTTTGGTATGACTCGGATGTCCGGGGCAAAGCCAAGGGGATTGTCCGTGATGCATGCAAACTCAAACGGCACGGTTATCTGCTTCTTGCAAGCGAGGCGTAGATTGTTGACGTACTCGGCTTGCCGCTTGCAATAGTTGTTGACCGCAACACAGGCGATCGTCAGCACGGCCTCATTTCATCCTGATACTGGTTGGCGCCGTGGCCGTTGCTATAGGGCGCCGCTTCGAGCTCTTTGATCTTTGCCGCCTGCTCCGCAACCCTGCGCTCTAGCGCCTTGTGGCTAGCAGCCAACCTGATCATGTCGTTGTGAGCCGTCCTTAGCAGGCTATCCCGCTGTGCCTCGAGGGCCGACAGCATGTCCTGGGCATTCCTTAACTTCTCTTCATATTCTTGCGTCATAGTTACGACCAGTTTCCTACGTTGGTTGCGGTATTAGATCCGATCGGCCACAGCGCTATGTATGAGCCCGCCAGCATTTTCTCGGTGCCGGTTGGCTGCGCTGATGCCTTGATCTGCGGGATTAGCGTTCCGCCCGCGTTGATGTTGATGCGGCCGGAGATCCTGATCACGACGTTTTCCGTCGCGCTGGTAGAGGCGGCCGTTACAGCCGTAACCGACGAGATGCCAGCGCCCACGATGTAGATGCTGCTCTTGGCTGTTAGCGCGTTCGATGTCGCTGTGTAGGCATCCACCATTAACGCGGTGCCAGCGGCCGTGATCGTCGCCCCACCGGCAAAGAGAATGCCCCAGGTATGCGAGCTTGTGCCCGTGTTAGTCAGATAATATATCGCATCAACCATATACCCCGTGCTGCCGGGGAGCGTCACAGCGCCAGCCGCAGTTCCGTTGAATGCCGCTTGTGCCGATGCGCTGTCCGCCAAGGTATAGTCGGCAACCAGCGACTGATATTGGATGGTATCGATAAGCTGCCGAGTGGATGCAACCGCCGTGGCATAGAAGAGCGTGCCATCGTATTCGATAGCTCCCGCAGCAGCCGTCGTCAGGTTCGTTCCGCTCGTAAGCACAAGAGGGGCAACCGTGGCGGTTCCAGCCGGCAAGATTGCCCCAGGCGTGCCCGCCGCCAACGCAAGACCTGATGCGGATGATGTCTGGGTGCCAATTTTGATGTTGCTGCCATCCTCCTGAACGGCCAACAAGCCCCGCACGATCTCAACGAAGCCTGTCTTCTGGTTGCTCATTGCGTCAGTCCTTCACCTGTCCAGTGATTTTGGAACCAGCGGGCCGTGATCTGGTGAGGCCTTGGCGACCCATGGCATATGCACGCAATGGCACCTGGGGGCGGCTCATCCAGCGTAAAGAGCCGATGGACTTTCCAGCTTGGAAACCATGTTGGAGGGAATGTTGCTGCGCCAGGCATGGCCACGTTTAGCCAGTCTTGATCGCCTCGCATTGTGGCCATGACGCCGGGCGTGAACCGCGACCAAACGTCCGTTTCCCAGCCAGTCAACTTGATGACGGAGGTATTGTAGCCTTTCAACCACGGATTTTTCAGCGTTCCAAAGCCTTGCCATTCCAGCAGCGGCTGCAAACTTCCTAGGATCACGATATCTAGGTCCAGACAGATCAGCGGCTGGCCCAGCATATAGGCGCCAATTTTACACCACCATTTCGGCAGATCGACCGGCAATGGCCTGCAATCGACGCCGGGAACCGGATCGTTGGTGAAGCAGACCAAGTCTTGGTCGCTGTGCCGGCGTACGCCGTCTCGCAGTCGCAGGACGTATTCATTCCCGAACTTCGTCCCGGTCTTGAAACAACAGATCATGCAGCCGTGTGCAGCATTGGACTACCTGGAGCCACGGCTTTACCGCTAGCCGCCAGCTCCGAATGCATGCGGATCATGCTTTGGAGCAGGCCAGTCCCATAGAGCTGGATATCGACCCCAACGCTCATGCGCTGGATCATTTCAACGAATTCCGTCGCATAGCCAATGAGCACGAGGCTTGTGTGGAAGATTTCGCCCTCGACGGTCGCGATCTTCACAACCTCCTGGCTCAATCCAGCGTGCTTCCCAGCCCATTGCTCCTTGCCTTCGTCGGCAAAGCTGCAATCCATCCCGTAGATGTGGTACTCGCGATAGCCCATGGCATAGAGCAGGGAGATTGCCCGCAGCCCTACCGAGCCGCCGCCCGTGACTATGAGCTTGCCTGGTTCTTTGAGCTCCTGCAGGAACTTGGCGATGTGCTCATCGGTTGCGATATGCCAGAGGGCAACGTCACCACCCTCCAGCTTATCGAACATCGCTGGATGGCATGCACTCCCGATCAGATATTGCACTTCGGAATGCCATGTCCCGATGTTGTCCGCTTTGTGCGCGCGGGGGTCGCATTCGACGTGATACTTTGGGACAATCCCTGAGTAGATCAGGAAATCATGGCTTCCGGAGACCGAGATAACGTCAGCATCCTCGGCCTGCGCCTGATACCTCAACATCCCGAGATTGTCTTTGATCGATGGCCCATAGCAGGCAAGGATTGCCTTGCGCTTGTGGGCTGGGCCTACAAGGACACGCTTGGGGATACGGGCACACGCTGCCTTGGCTTGCTCCCAGCGCTCTTCGCTGGGCCTGGCGCCGACCATCTTGACGCCTGCGACGCCTACTCTTGGTGTGCCAATGACAACAAGCTTATCCTCGTCAACCTGCCAGTTGCCAATGCGCAGGATGCGCTCAAACAATGGTCTCCAATACTCCTCCGTGCGCTCCTCAGTAAGCTGGACGCGGGCTAGGTAGACCTTGCGGGTATAGCGAAGAGCATCGAGGATCTTGGGCTTGGGATCTTCCGGGCCATCAAGGATGTCCGCCACTATCTGTAGATCAGCCAACCTGTCGTTGTACCCTTCCCACATGCTGATGCTCTCTATGGAGCTCATCGCATCGGAATGCGCCTCCATCTGCACTCTAACCATCTCACAGAAGGCGGAGACTTCCGGCGTCATGCGGCGACGCTTGGATGTGAGCTTGGGCGCTCCCTTGGGCACCGCTTCGCCATAAACGAAGTGGTTGGAAATGGCCCGGTCGCCCCAAGAGATGATGTCAAATAACCTGGACAGCTTTTCTCGCCACCAGTCCCCCGACTCAACGATCAGGTGAGCGTTGCGCCCGTCTGATAGTGTCTTGAAGGCTGGTTGAGTGCAGATATCGAAGAACAGCTTGCGCTTGGTGATGCGAGCCAATTCGGCCAGCACATTGTCCAGCAACTCAGGTTCGACGTGCTCGAGCACGTCCAGACAGACCACTAGATCGGCCGGTTCAGGCTGCGTGTCTTTGCCAGCGATAGCCGGATCGTATTCCGCGACCGAGATCCCTGCCCTTGATAACGTTTTAGCAAGCGTGCCTTTGCCAGATCCATAGTCAAGGATGGTTTCGTGCTTGTCTTCAATGACGAGTTGTTCGACATAGGCGGCCCATTGCATTCCTTTGGAGCCGAAGCCAGCATAAGCCTCGTGCATCTCGCGGTTTTGCTGCGCGTACGCTTCCGTTATCAGAGTCAAGC